CTAACAGATAAGAGATATGAATCTATAGAAGAAAAAGTAAATCCTGAAATGAAAAAGATATATCAGCTTCTCATAAAGTATGGTAATAGTGCAAAAGATGCAGGGGCTATGATTAAAAAGAATTTAAAGTATGTAAATAAAACATATAGAAATTCTACACCAAGAGGTAAGGCTATAGCACTCGTAGGACTTTCTGCTTTAGGGGAAGCCGTTGATTTTAAAAAAGCACACAAAAAATTTAAGGAGACAGGCGAACTTCCACCACACCTTAAAAAATTAGTAAAAGATTTAGATAAAGTTAAAGTAAAACATAAAGTTAAAAACATCGTTGTACCTGGTTTAGAATGGATGTCAAAAATAAAAGAAGGATTAGATGATTTAAAAAACATACCACCAGATCTTCGTAAAAGTATGAAAAAGAAAAGAGGCGAAGGATTTGCTAGTGATGCTCAAAGACGGGCTGCATTTGCTAGTGGGTATAAAGCAAAGGGGAAGAAAAAAATGAAAAAAGAAATTGCCGAACAACAATTAAATTTATTTTTAGAAAAGAATGTTCCTACCAATCCATCCAAATGGGCTTATTACAAATCGCAAGCTAAAAAGAAGTTTGATGTTTACCCATCTGCATATGCTAATGCTTGGGCAGCCAAACAATATAAAGCGGCCGGTGGTAGTTGGAGAAAGACGAAAGGTTAGTATGGATAAGATTGATTACCTAAGATATAAAAAGAAAAAAGCCGATTATAACGAAGCTAGGGGCACCTGTTGGGTGGGTTATCAACAAATCGGCATGAAGAAGAAAGGTGGTAAGTTAGTTCCTAATTGTGTTAAGGAAATATATTGGGAAAACGAGCTTGGTGAAAGTTGTGGTTATACGTTTGAACTTGATAGAATCGAAGAAGCTGAGTATCAAGGTAGAAAAGTTAAGTTAAATAAAATTATGCAAGGTGATGTAAAAAAGTTTAAAGTATATGTCAAAAATGATAAAGGTAATGTAGTCAAAGTTAACTTTGGTCAAGGTGGTAAGGCTAAAGGTGGCACTATGAGAATCCGTAAATCTAATCCTAAAGCAAGGGCGAATTTCAGAGCTAGACACAATTGCGATAATCCAGGACCAAAATATAAAGCGAGGTACTGGGCTTGTCGTACTTGGTAAATAAAAAAACACTCCATTTAAATTTATATCGTAAATATTTTGACGCCATTCTGAATGGCACGAAAACAATTGAATATAGAGATATTACACCTTACTGGTCAAAAAGATTAGAGGGTCGTTACTATGATGTTATTCAATTCCGTAACGGTTATGCCAGAATCGCACCAACAATGATTATTGAGTATAAAGGTATAGATGTTGATGATAATAGGTACGCTATAAAATTAGGTAAAATATTGGAAACTAAAAATGTCACCTGAACAAAAAAAAGATTTACTTAGAATGAAAAATATGAAAGTGCAGGATCACTTACCTGATGATTTAAAAATAGCCATACAGACTTTTATCCAACAGACTATCATCATAGGAGAAAATGATTTAGATTACATGCCAACCGAATATATGGAAAATTTAATCAAAGCTTTCGCAAAATATCCTGAGTATAACTCATTTACTTTAGATGTTATTGAAACATTGAAACGAAACGATATAATGTAATATATACAATATTTATTTGTAACGGGGGATCCGATAGTTTTTAGAAACAATAGGAGATACAAATGAGTTCTAAAGTCAAAACAGTTACACAGGTCAAACACGATCAACCATGCGATAATAAAAGACAAGCACTCTCACAAATCAAAAGAATAGATTGGAATTCGTTAGAGTTTCGAACACCTAATCAAAAAAGCTTTTATCATACTATTAGTAGAAATGATGTAACATTTTCGATTGGGCCTGCCGGTTGTGGGAAAACATTTTTAGCTATTCATTATGCATTAAAGAATTTAGCAAAAGGAAAGTATGATAAGTTGGTTATTACAAAACCACTTGTTGAAGTCGATGGTGAAAAGATGGGCTATTTACCTGGCGATATTGATGAGAAAACTGCGCCGTATATGATGTCTCTTTATTATAACATTGAACAAATCATTGGTAAACATAGATTGGATGTGTTAAAAAAAGCCGGAGCTATACAGGTAATCCCTTTAGCTTATATGAGGGGTATAACTTTAACAGATAGTATAGTTGTTTTGGATGAAGCACAAAATGCCACGCCTGCGCAAATCAAAACTTTTTTAACGAGAATAGGAAGCGGTAGTAAATATATTGTTAACGGAGACTTGATGCAGTCTGATATCAGAAAAGCTAATGGATTGGAAGACGCTATTAGAAGATTTACAGGTGTAAAAAGAGTTGGCTTTAGTAGGTTTCAACTTGAGGATGTGGTTAGACATCCAATCGTTGCTGCTCTTTTAGAAAGATACCAAGATGATTATGAGTTGGGCGCATTATCAGCAGAAGAGACTCTTTCAATGTGGATTGAAAAACAAGAATATGAGGAGCCTAAAACAA